ACCAAGTGCGTGCGCTGGGTGATGATCATGCGACGACCGGGCGGGTGACATCGCGCTCGATCTCGAGCGCGACGGTCTCGGTCGACTGCACGACCCCGGCGGGGTCGGTGTACTCGATATCCATGACGGCCGGATACGTGCGCCTCGGTGCCACCGGCATCGGCCATGTGCGGGTGACGGCAGCATCCACTGTGATCGCGTAGTGCGTCACCTTGGCCTCGGCGTCATACGCCAGTGCCGAGACCACGCATTCGGCCAGCAGCCGATCATTCGACGCACGGATCTGCGACCGCACCCTCCAGCCAGCCAGATCGGCCGCGACTACGCAATCCAGTGCCAGCGTATCGCCCCGCTTGATCGACAGTTGGCTTAGTGCCCGGCGCATGCTCATGTCATCACACCGGATCAGCGTCGACATACGCCTTGAGTGTCGCCAGCGTCACACGCTTCACGACCCCGGCATGCACCACCACGACCAGCTCATCGCCGGTCAGCGCGTCCGCTTCTGGGAGCGCCGCCAGTTCTCCAGCGGACAGCGCCGTCAGGCCAACGGCCAATCGACCATCCAGGCCACCGTGCGCCCCATGAAAACTGACGACCTTAATCACGCGGCAAGCTCCATCACAGCATTTTCCGTCGTGGCGGTGACGCGAATCGCCACCACTGGACCAGGGAACGCATACAGCGTGGCCGCGTCAATCGGCTCATCATCTAGTGCATGCCACACGGCCAGCGATTCGTTGAGCTTCCACACGTCGCGCGGGGTCGCGGTCACGTCGACCGTCGCGGTGCCGCCGCTCTCGGGCACCACAGACAATGTCCAGGGCGCGGCGCCCAAGAAGAACACGTTGGAAGTTCCCGCGGCAATGACACGCCTATCTGATTGCAGACTCATCGGCGCCGACCCTTCGCGGCTTGATCCATCCGCGCCATCATCTCTTTGGCCTCTTGCTCGGAAATGCGCTCACCCCAGCCTTGCGGCTTGGGGGTCTCGCCTTGGTACGGCTCCCACCCTTCACCCGGCGAATACACCTCGTCCGGGGCCTCGGTCATGAGGCCGATACTGCGAAAGAGCGCGCCTTCGTTTTCGATGTAGATCATGGTCGTGTCCTTCGGAAGAAGAGAATCACTGACCGGAGTGCTTTTGCAATCAGGTCCAGCCCCGGCACTTTGGCCCACGCCCCATTATAGATCACCTGCTGCCGTTTGACGTTATGCGAGAACGCTTTCCAGTCGTCTTTATCTGGCCAATTGCGCTCATCATACGGGTTATCGACATCGTACCCGCCCACCGGCTCGCCGACACGCATCGCGCCCGCACTCTGACCTCCGGCACGAATCGCTTGTTTGCGCCGCTCATTGATTTGAATGTTGGCGTTATAGAACTCGTGCGCTTCGCCCTTGACCTTGCTAATTTGCTTGACCGCGATTTGCAGCTCGACCAACATGCCCGTCTTAGGCAATTTGAGAATCAGGTTGAGATCGCGATACCCTTCCACCATGCCATGCGTCATGTTGTCCTTGGGTTTTTGGGCGAATTGCAACCCCACCTGCTTGAGCCCGTCCAAGGCGGCATGCACATCGCCAATGGATTTGACGCTGATGGTCGCGCGAACCAGATCCTTGAGCTTGGTCCAATCACCCTTGTAATCGTTGGTGACTTTCGCTGTCGATTTGTCCTGTTTCTTGACCGGCCCCATGAAGATGAAGGCTTGATCCGACTCCAGGTCCTCATCCGACATCGCATCGGGCGCCCCTTTGCCAGGAACGAAGCCGAGCGTATCGCCCATCGATTTCAGCAGCGACGTGTACTCTTGATGGGCGGACGGGGCCAGGGCGCTGGCTGATGCCCAGTCCGAAAAGACCGACTGCGTGACGGTGTCCTTGTGCGGCAACCGCTCGACCTCACCCGGCTCGAAGAACTTGCGCGGCTGCTTGGGCTTGGGGGTGCCAGATGCTTGGGACTTTGCGGCCTCTTTCGCGGCCTCGGCGTCCTTCATCCGCTTGGCTTCCGCGGCATCCACCACCTTGACCGGCAGCGAGCCCCAACCGAGACGCTTGGCGCTGGTGTAGGTGCCATTCCCGTCGACGATGTCGTATCCGCCAGAACCGTTGGCCGTCACCGTGATCGGGTCGCGCTTCGACAAGACCCCGTGATACGCGGCCAGCATGCGCTTGGGACCGTTGTCGCCCCCCTGTGCATTCTCCTCGTCACTTTTCGATGACCGGAGCTGATTCAACGAGACGACCTTCATCCCGGCCACTTCGTTGAAGTAGCGGCCGTGATCTTCCGGCAGATGCTCGGGCGAATCACCTTTATCGATCACGCGCTTGGCATAGGCTTTATCGACCTCGCCATGCTCGCGCGGCGCCCACTCAGGACGCTTCGGTTCGCGCCGCTCGGCACCCTGGCCCTCACCCCGGTGCGGCCGATAGTCCCCATGCCGGACCTGATGTTCTTTGCCAGCCTGATCCCGGATCGTCACGCCATCGGCACCGGACGCCACCACTTGGCCGGCGCCGCCCGCGAACTGCACGCTGGCGCCCGGTTTCGCGGCAGCGTGAGGCCGCTCGCGCGACTGCTCCTCGCTCGTCCGCTTCCAGCGCTTGACCTGACCGCCGCGCTTGCTGGACACCGTTTGCAGCGAAAGGCCGGGACGGTTGGCGACTTGCGTCCCCGCCGCCACTTGCGTCCCCGCCGCCTTGACGAAAAACAAATAGGCCGTCTCAGACTTCATCAGCGATCCCCAGGCGGTTTCTGGCTCGGGTTCAGGTTCAGGTTCAGGCTTCGCGAGCCCTTCGATGTAGGCGCGTGTCCCGTCATCTTCCTCGACAATCGCCCCGTCCTCGCCAGCATCGACAATCCGCGCGGGATAGCTGACCCGCTCACGATGACCCAGCACATGCTGCCAGCGCACCGCGGTCGGCTGACCGTCGATGTCGAGCGTGACGCCATGCTTCCCCGCGCACAGCACGGGCGCGTGGCCCACGCCACCCGGCCCGTGGTAGTAGAGACTGTCGCCTGGCCGCACCGAGCGACGCGGGAGTTCCTGATCATCCGAGCGCATAGATCCGCAACGCCTTGCCGAAATCTTGGCCACCTGGCGCCTCACTCGGACCACCCGGACCACCCACGGGTGGCGCGCCAGGGTCACCCGGCGGGGGCGCGTCCGCATCATCGGGTGGCGCGGGTCCACCCTCAGCCGCGCCCGGCTCGCCACCTGGCATCTGCCCGTAGTCTTCCTGCTCGGCCTGCTGCTGTTGTTGCTGCATTTGCAGCCAGGGGCCAATCAGCGATGGATTCAACGGGGCATCACCGAGTGGGCTCGGATCCGGCTTGAGCCCTTGCGCCTCGCGCAGCTCATTCCAGGTCCAAGCCAGCTTGTTGAGCTCCAGCGTCTGCCCCGCGTCTTCTTCTTCCAGCCCCGTCCACTCGAACACGTACTGGTCGCTCAGGGGCTGGATCAAATAGCTCGAGATCAGTTGCTCGAAGTAGCTCAGGACCGGACGCAAGCCCTTTTCGCGCGACATCGCAAGCTTTTCCGCGGTGTCGGATCCCGACAGGCTGGAGGTCGCGTTCCCCGTAAACCCCTCGGTGTTGATCTCCTCGGGACTCATGCCAAGCAGGGCGCACAGAATCGAGACCAAGAAGCTCATCCACTTGCTGAACGCCATCTCGTTCCATTCAACGCCGAATCGCTCGAAGGCCGCGCGCGACTCTTGGTCCTTGGAGAACAACACCGGCATCTTCCAGCGATTGTTTGCACCCTGGACCATGTTCCGCCAGTACGCCTTGAAGGCGTCGGCATCCGCTTGATCGAAGTTGCCGCTGATGTGCAGGACGCCCGGCGGGATCTCGTTGCGCGTGAACCCCGCGATGTTGTAGTCCATCGCATTCAGGAGCCCGGTGACCACCTGGATCATGAGGTCGACCTCGGACTGCCCATAGCCTGCCCGATAGACCGACGTGCTCGGATTGCGCGGGCGCAAGACCAAGTCTTCACGGGTATAGGCGGTGCGCACGCCACCGGCGATCACCTGGACGGCGAAATAGGCGTCATCCCCGTCATACCCCTCTTCGGTGCACAGCCGCATGGTCGCCCCGTCCACCGCATAGAAGCCCGCGATCCCGCGCCGGTCCCGTCGCTGCTCGATCTCGATCGGCGCGCTATCGAGCACCAGCGAGTCTTCCGCCAGCATCGCGACAAAGTCGCCGAAGGTGGTTCGACGAGCCGCGTCACGCCGCAGGGGATGCCACTCCCACCCGCAGTTCTCGAGGTATTGCTGAAGGAGCTGGATCGAGTCCTGCTCGGTCTTCGTGGGCTTGTGCGAGCGATCGCGGTGGCGAACATGGAACCCTGGCCCGCTGTCGGCCTGTGCGCTGCAAAACCGCCGAATTTGACGCACCCGCGTCAGAATCGCCGCGGCGAGCACGGGGGTGCGCCGCACCATGGTGCGCATGGCGTCATAGGCCAGGAGGGTCGGCGGGTCGTAGTATTCCCCGCGGCCGGTCATCCAGGGGTCGATCCAGGCGGATTGTTGGCCCGATGAGCGGACCTTGCGCCAGGGGTCGGCAATCACTTTCGCCGACTTGCGCAGGAGCGCGCTCTCCTCCGATCGACGCTTGACGAACTCGGCAAACTCCAAGATATCGGCACTCGGCAGCAGATCGGAGCGTGTCGGCAAGTGCTCACGCTGCAATTCGCCAAGCGCGTCCGCGCGCTCGCCCTCGGGGGCGTGGAGACTGAACGCGATCTGTCGGGGGTCGTCGTGCATACCCCTATCATGCTGTCACGACACCGGCGTGTAGTCCTCGCATGCGGGCGCGGACGGCTTCACCCCGAACCCGCGTCGCGTGCAGCGCCCCGCCTTCAGCGCGGTGCAGGAGCCGCAGGTGCCCGGCACGACCACGCGCCGCGCCTCGTCGAGCGCCTGTGTCAGCGCCTCGACCGGCGACGCTGCCGTGGGCTCCGCCGGCGGCTCAGGCGCCCAGAATTGCGTCATGCCATGGGCGCGTGACCAGGCGACATCACAGAGCATGTTGGCGTAGGCGTAGTGGGGATCGAGGCCCACCTTTTTGACGTAGGTCTTCCAGCGCGCGGTCTCGGGATCACGCTCGCTGATCAGTGCCACGCGCGTCAAGTGCTCAAACACGATGTCGCGCAACAGGGCCACCCGCCGCGGGCCGCCGTCGCGGTAGTCCACCTCGAGCCCAGACGGATCCGGGAACAGGCATTGAGTGTTGGTGATCCGCGCCAACGAGCTTTGCATCGCTTTGTACTGGTTGAGCAGCACGGTGAAGCGATCCTGCTCCTCGGTGTCTGTCTTGGTGTCCGTCCGGGCGATCTGATCGCCCCACACCATGGTGTCCGCCTGGTCGCCGTAGTGGGCGACGTAGACCCGCCCGCGATGCTCGGGCAGGTTGGCGAAGCGCTTCGCGTCATTCCAGTTCGGCAGGCCCTCCAGCACGCACACCGCGACCCCGTAGCGCTCCATCAAGACCGCCGCTTGCTCGAACGCATCCAGGCCGAATAGCGCCGCGGCGTGAATGAGCGCTTGGCGTCCATCGGCCAGGCGCTCCTTGATCAGCACGGCGTTGAAGCCGCCCATCTGGTCGATGCCCATATAGGTGTGGCGCCCGCGCGCTTGCCAGGTGATCCCCGCCAAGCGGCCCGCCGTGGCGCATGCCTCGAGGTGGTCGCGCGTCACGGGGATTTGTGACGGGTCGCTGTATGGCCGCCCCAGCTTGCGGTTGTAGAAGTTCTGGCGCTGCTCGCCCGTCACGCACAGCCGCCACTCTTGCACCAGCTTCTCGGCGGAGACCGTCGGACTCAGGACCTGAGAGAGCCAGTAGCTTTCGATCCGCGCGCCGGGGTTTTTCGGAATCCAGTCCCCGATCTGGGTATCCTCGATCCAGGATCGGCAGGTCGGGCAGCAGTAGCGGTGCACCTTCCGCTCGGCGTCCCAGCGGATGACGGACTCCAGCCGCTCGGGCAAATACGACGCCAGCACGGCCGACGCGCCGCAGGCTTGGCAGCGCGTGTGAAACTCATGCTGGGTCCCGCGGCGATACCAAAAATCGATGTCGGCATCCGGCCACTTCGGCGTGCTCAACAGGAGGGTGAAGCGGATTCGTGAGGCAGACAGGCGCTCTTGGACCTTCGAGATGTCGCCCGGCGTCATGTTCTGGACCTCGTCGAACGACACCACGTCCGCCGGGAACGATTCAGTCATCGTCGCGCCGGAAGTCCAGAGGAACAGGAAGATCGACTCGCCCAGGGTGCGGGTCAAGACATTCCCCGCGCCCGTCTTGCGCTCACCGCCATCCGCCTCGTACTGCACCGTCATCCGCCGGTAGATGGCCGGGACCGACTTCACCAGGCGCAGAAAGCGATGCGTCGATTTGTAGGGGGCTAACTTCGCGTCGGGCACATACATGCCGATGGTGACCGGCTCCCACTTCAGCGCCATGTAGAGATCCGCCAGGACCTCCCACACGGTGAGCCCCATTTGGGCGCCCTTGATGAGCGCGATCACGCGATCATAGGCGTCCTCGGGATGCGTCGGGATTAAGTCATAAATCGCATGCAGGGCCTGCCGATCCTCGAGCCGAAACGGGTGCCCGTCGACCGCCAGGCCCGCGTCCCCCAAGCGCGTGCACCACGCCCGAAACGACTCGTCCTGACCCGGCGCGATGTCGCTCGCGTGCCGTAACGCGCGCCGGCGCCGCCGCCGCTCCAACTCGGCCGCGGCCCGTGCGGCCAATGGAACCGGGACCGCCACGATCAGAGTCGACCGCGGACCATCGCTT